CTAAAAGTTCTACAGATCAAGGAGAGTTAATTTCAATTGACGTAGGGGGTTTTTTACAATTTAATAGCGTAATAGTTAAAAGTGTTGATGTAGAGTATGAAAATAGAATGAATATAAGGGGCCCTATAGGGGCAAAAGCCACAGTTACTTTTGAAACTTACCAAATGCTAACTAAGAAGGATTTGGAAGGAGTTTATAATAGTGTAGGGGCAACTTTCCAAGGCACTTTAGGAGTGAATAGTAGTAAATCAGGAACGATGGGCCCAGCTTCAGGGGGTAAATAATGAATCGCACCAATTTTTTTAAAATAACTGTAGTTGAAGGTACCCCTGAGTATGATCATTTGTATAATACTTTATCTCGTTTTGCAGTAAATTATCCTGTAAAATATTATAGAATTCAGGAAGAAGATTTAATGAGGCCTGATTTAATAAGTTATAAGGCTTATAGGTCTGTTAAGTATTGGTGGTTAATAGCTTTTTTAAATAATATTAATAATCCCTTTGTAGACATGGAAGTAGGGGATTTGATAAAAATTCCTAGTACTTTAGATATTTATGAATTTTATAAACAATATAGTCTTAGATAAGGTAAATTATGGCAGCCGGATATCATTTATTAATAAAATTGGGGGATAGTAATTTTGTTCCTATTAGTAATACTAATCTTAAAGAACTTACTATAGTACAAGATATAAATAAGTTTTTGCCTAGTTTTAGGTTAAAATTAGTAGATAATACGGGGGTTCTTACACATATATTACCTTTTGATAAAAATTTAAACACTATAAATATAGAGTTAGCTAAGGGCCCTCAAGAAATAGATGATAGAAATAATTTCATATTTAAAGTATATAGAAGAACTCCGGAAAGTGACCAAAATACTCCAGCAGCTATTTATAATGTATCTGGATTATTAGATATTAATAATTTATTTTCCCCAGACTATACTAGAGGTTTTTCTGGTAATTTAAGAACTAGTTTAGCTATAATAGGGGCAGAGTTAGAAGGAATAAATACTTATTCTATATCCCCATCTTTAGATTATTCTAAAAATATTGTTCAACCTACTTGGACGAATGCCCAATTATTTAAATTTTTAAAAGAACAATTAGTAGGGGGTAGTGGTGAATATGGATATAAATGTTACATATCTACTTATAAAATGGCAAATACTTTTAACTTCAAAAGTTTAAGTGAGATGATAGAGGCACCGGTTAAATATAAGTTTATTTTAAGTGGTTCACCTTCTGAAGGTAGGTACCCTATATTTAACTATTCCATGTTTGATAATTATAAAATTTATGGGGTATTTGCTTCAAGATATCAAAATTATTCTTATTTTGATTATGATACTAGTGAATATATAAATAATTCTGAAACAGTAATGGATTATAATTCACTATCTGATTATTATTTAATGGATCAAGAAGATGCCCCAGAGAATGACCATGGCAATAAAATGCAGGATACAGGTAGAAGTAATGATTTTACTTCAGATTTTAAAGGGTATGTAAAAGGAAGTTATGGAAATAGATTAATTAATTTAGTAAAAATGTGGATTACAACTGAAGGGTTACCTAATATTATTCCAGGAGAAATTATAAGTATATTCTTTCCACATGGAGTTTCAACAGATAATTTATATGCATACCAATATTCTGGGTATTGGTTAGTAGAAAAAGTAGTTCATAATTGTGGGGATACTTTTTATACAAAATTATTATTAACTAGACATGGTTTAGATACAGATAAAGGTACTTCATTATTACAAGCGACTAATAAGAAAAAGAGTTAAAAAATGGCAAAAAATTTAGGTACAACGGGATTTGTAAATCATAAAGATACTTTTGAAGGTATTTACAGGGGTAAGGTATTAGACAATAATGATCCTTTAAAATATGGGAGAATTAAGGTAGAAGTTTACCCTATGTTAGTTATAGATTCAACAGTAACTAATCCTTTAACATCTGCTATTTTGCCTTGGGCTATTCCAGCTTATTCTATATGGGAAGGGGCAGGGAGTGATACAGGTTATTTTGCAGTTCCGGCAGTTGATTCTTATGTGTATGTATTTTTTGAACAAGGAAATGTCTATCAACCTGTATATTTTGCCGAAGCTCCTACAGCAACTTTAGGGCTTCCTAGTGAAAGAACTACTAATTATCCTGATAGAAAAGTATTAAAAACAAGTAGTGGGGTGGTTTTTTATGTAGACGATACTTCTGGAAGTGAAGTAATAAAAATTATTCATCCTATAGGGAGTAATGCTTTTATAGATAAAGAAACTATAAATCTTATACATAGTACTGATAGTTCTATTATAATAGATAAAGATGGGAATATAAAAATAACCCCAAATAATGCCCATCAAACTATTATTAGAACGTTATCCTATACAACTAAAACATATTCTACTAGTACTGTTTTAACCCCTGAGGATAGTGGGGTTATAAGTGTAAGTGGGGATAGTGCTTTTACATTACCTTCAGCAACTACTTACCCAGGTATGGTATATAAGTTTATAAAAGTAGATATTGGGGTACCTACACCTGGGGGTACTACGGTAACTGTAGTTGGGACAGTAACTCCTTGTATATTAACTACGATATGGTCTACAGCAACTGTTATTAGTAACGGATCGGTTTGGGGAATTTTTTAAATTAAGTAGAGGATAATATGGCTGATATAGTGGAAATATGGAGTGATATCCATCAAGATATTAAATCTGATTTTCAGGGGGCTCTTAAGAAAGTAATAAACGCAGAGTCTGTTAGAACTTCTATAAATAATATATTAGGGACATCTTTAGGAGAAAGAATATTTTTACCTGAATTTGGTTCTAATTTAAAAAGTTTATTATTTGAGCCTATAAATAGCCATTTATTAAATAGGTGTTCTAATGAAATAAGAAATGCTATAGAAAAATGGGATGATAGAGTTATAATTGAGGGAATAGATTTTACTTCGGCCCCAGATAATAATTCTATATCTTTAATACTTAGGTTTAGTATTAGGAGTTATACTGAAACATTTTCTTATACTACTACTTTAACACAATAAGGAGAATTTTGAGAATGGCTGCCCCTATTTCATATATTGATTACGATTATGATGCTTTATTACTTCAACTTCAAAATAGGTTGAAAATAAGAGATGCTTGGAAGGATATATATCAGAGTGCAACTGGCTCAATGTTGATAGAGCTATTTGCTGCTGTGGGTACTTTAGTTTTATATTATATCGAAAGAAGAGCAGAAGAGTCTTATATAGCTACAGCTAAAAATAGGTCCTCTATTATTAATTTAGCAAGGTTATTAAATTATATCCCTTCAAGAGTAATATCTTCTACAGGTACTTTAAGATTTACTTTAGCTACCGCTGTACCTGCAGGAAGTTCCCCAGTAATTATCCCTAAGTATACTTCTTGTTCTTCTTCTGAATATAATTTTTTGGTTTTTGTGGAAGGAGCGATAAATGTGGGGCAGACATATATAGATGTACCAGGAATTCAAGGAACTAAAATAGTAAAAAGTATTTCTTCTTCTGGGGCTTTAAATCAGGAGTATAATATAGCAGATACTCAAATAGAAGATAGTAGTTTGGTAGTTACGGTTACTGGGGTTGGGACTACTACAGTAACTACTTGGACTCAAGTAACTTCTTTTATAAGTGCTATTAATACTTCTACAGATTTTGTATTAAGACCAGAGTTAGATGATACTGTTACTATAGTGTTTGGAAATAATGTATTTGGTAAAGCTCCTACAGTAGGGGATATTATAAATATAACATATATTAAGTCCGATGGGGCAATTGGAAATGTTTATTCATTAGCAACTATTACTAATTTAAATTCTACTATAACTTCAGATGGGATTATTCAAGATATTACTGTATCTAATAGTAGTGTTTTCTTAGGGGGAGATGATATAGAAACAACTGAAGAGATTAGAGAGAATGCTCCTGCAGTATTTGCTACTGGGGATAGATTAGTTACTAAGTCTGATTTTATAGCGGTATTAAATGCTTACCCTCAGATAGGGGATTCTATAGTTTGGGGGGAGGCTGAAGAAGCTACCCCTGATTATACCCATTACAATCAGGTAAAATTAGCAATTATATTAGATAATTGGTTATCTCCAGATAATGTATTTAAGGCAACTTTATCTGATTATTTATATGAAAAATCTTTAATGACAGTTAGATATACTTTTATAGACCCTGTAATATTAGAAGTAATACCTACTTTAATTATAAAATGTGTTTTAGGTTCTTCTTTATCTTATGTTCAATCTCTTGTAGAAGTAGCAATTAGCAATCAATTTGTATTAGGAAATACTACTAAATTAGGGGTATCTCATAGAGAAGGAGATATAATTGCTGCTATAGAAGAAGTAAATGGTGTAAGTTATAGCCATATGACTCTAAAAATTCGAAAAGAATTATTAGCTACTTACGATTCTACTTATAATTGGTCTGAAGAGATGGATGTTCTTCCATTGTTGCCTGGGGGGGTAGAAATATATATAAATGATACAAATATAGCTATTGATGATGGGGAAGGTACTTTCACTGATTTATCTTCTACTTATACAATAACTGGAGTTGTTGATTATGATACTGGGGTGGTGGGGGTAGATATATCTCCTTCCCCTGGGATAACTGATACAGTTTATTGTAGGTACCAACAAGATAAATTAGGGGATATTGAAGTAGGTATGGATCAGATAGTTAAATGGGTAAAAAATGACTATACTTCTATAAGTTATGTAAGTTAAAAGGAGAGAAAAATGGATATTAGATGGGAAGGTATTTGGGAAATTAAGCATATAAGAAATGGTAAGGTTATTTGGGAAGATATTGGAAAAAATGCTTTAACTCAGGAGGGAGAAGAAGCAGTATTAGAAACTTTCTTTAGGGGGAGTGAACCTTCTAGTTCTGCATATATCCCTGTTCAATTTTATGCTAGGTTGTGTAATGATTCTTTATTGATCACAGATAAATTAACTGACATTTTAGGGGAGCCTTCGGGGAATGGATACGAGCCTATTTTAATAGAAAAAAATAGCACGGGGTTCCCTATAAAGGAATTAGATCAAGGATCATATAGGTTAGTTAGTAAGGTAGTTACTTTTACAGCTTCTGGGGGCCAAATAGGCCCTGTTATCACAGCATATTTGTCTACTTCTACAGATAATCTTGGAAAATTAATAGCTTATAGGTCTTTAGCTATGACTAGAACTATTTTAGATGGGGATTCAATGACTATTCAATTTAGAATAAAGGTAATATAATAGAGGGTTAAATGATAAACGAAGAATTAACATTTCAAAAGTTTGGTTATTACTCTAAAAATTTGGCTTTAAATTCAGGTAAAAAAATAGTAGCTAATTGTGACAAGTGTAATAAAATTAGAGAGATAAGAATAAGAGAATATCGTTCTTTATGTTATTTTTGTAGCCAAATAGGTAGAAAGTGTTCAAAAGAAACAAAAGAAAAAATAAGTTTAGCTAGAAAAGGTAAGACTTATAATGAGATATTTGGGAAAGAAAAAGCAGAAGAAATAAGAAGAAAAATGTCAGAAGCTAAGAAAGGAAAAAAATGCTATCTCTATAAAGATGGTAAAACTTCATTAATAAAAAGTATTTATACTCTTTTTGAAAGTGGTAATTGGAGAAAACAAGTATTTGAAAGAGATCATTTTACTTGCCAAAATTGTAATTTAATTGGGTGTAAATTAGAAGCTCATCATAAAGTTAAATTAAAAGTAATTTTAAAAGAATTTTTACAGAAATATTCTAATTTAGATATAGAAAAAGATAAAGAACAATTATTAGAAATAATTAAAAAATACCCCTTATTTTGGGATATAAATAATGGTATTACTTTATGTTTAAAATGTCATTCTTTAATTGAAAAAAGAGGTTTTTAGTGGCTAATACGTTTTCAGCAGATAAAATTTATTTTGATGAATTAACTAAAGGTATAAGTACTGGTATTTCCCATGATGATGGGTATCATTGGGATGAATGGGCAAATACTCTTATAGATATAGATACAGAATTTGATTTGGTTACCGAACCTTATATTGCTAATGAAATATTAGATATAGATATAATTTTTGAAATAGATGCAGATGAGAATTATTCTAAATATGTAGATTTAATGAAGTTAGTTCCTGAAAAATTTAGAAATTCAGTAGTTTTACAAGAATTTATGGATGAAATAGGGTTACAAGTAGGAGGGTGGTTAGCTCATATAGATGATTTAGCAGTTTTAATAGATAAATATAATGTGAGTGATACATATATCCAATATTTAGCGGATTTAGTAGGGTTAGATTTGATAAATACAGCCACAGTTAATATAGTAGAGAGGCGTAGGCAATTAGTTCAAGTAATAGATTGGTACAAAATGAAGGGAACATATGCTGCAATGTTATATATAGCATATATTCTTAATATAACTTTATTATTATGGGATAGGTATACGACTGATTATGCTGTTTTTATCCCATCCTCTTGGTTTGTGGGGGACGAAGAAGGGGAAACTCCTACAACCGTACCCGTTAGATTACTTTGTCATTTTCAAGGAAATAATGGAGCTAAAAATTATTTAGCGGATACTGGGCAAACAGCTTCTTTTTATGGGGATGCAAATATAGCTACCACTAAAAGTGCTTTTCCTATCTATGGGTCTATTAAAACTTATTCTTTTAGTGGGGGTAGTGGGTATAGTGAAGACGAAGTTTTAACAGTTGTTCAGGCAGGGGGCTCCTTAGGAACTTTTACAATAAGTACAGTGGACGGGGATGGGGTTATCTTAACAATAGCCAAAACTACAGATGGGAGTGGGTATAGTGTTGGGGGTGATTTAGAAACAACAGTTAATACTGGGAGTGGGGTTGGGGCCACTATATCTATTCTTACTATTGGGAATACTTCTTCTTTATCCGTTAATGGGGCTGGGTATATAACTTTTCCTTATAATAGTGATTGGAATTTTGGAACTAATGATTTTCAAATAGACTTACGAGTACAATTTAATAGTTTACCATATGCTCAATCTTTTGCTTCACAATACCTTAATAGTGATAATCATTGGGTCATATATAAAGAGTCAGCAGTTAATGGGAATAAATTAGGGGTATATTTTAAAAATAATGGTGTAGTAGTAGCTGATTATCTTATGACTTCTAATTGGACTAGTGCTACTGTTGCAGAGTTTTTTCACTTTAAATTTGCTAGAAATGGAGCAACAGGAAATATTTGGATAAATGGTATAAGTCAACCTTTAACAACTACTGTTGCTTTTGAGGCTAATGATGTGGGGGTTTTAGAAACTCCTTTAGTAATAGGTTTAGGTATGGGTAATTATTATTTAGATGCTTATATGGGTGAATTTAGAATTTCTAAATCAACTTCAGGAATAAATAATTTTACAGTGCCTACTGTTCCTTATGTTACTTATTATAAAGCTCCTTATATAGGTTTAGAAATAGTTTTAAATCAAGTTTATGGGGAGGATCCCGACAAACATTTGTTAGAGTTAACTAAATTTGATGATCTTTCGTTGTATGCAGAATTAGTAAGGCCGGTGAATGTTGTTCCTAAATATTCTGTATTGTTATTGCCTACTGCAGATGAGACAGGGGATGTAACAGAAATTTTGGGGGAAATATTAACGTGCACTGTAGGGGGTTGGGCTTATACTAAAAATTTTTTTGATCAGAAAGAATTAGCGGATGTAGTTGACGATAGTGGTGGTTTTGTTGTAGATAGTTCTGGGGGGGATACGGTTCAAGCTTGGGTCCCTGAATTATATTTTGATGATAGTGTTTATTTTGATACTTCTAGAGATTCTTTTATAAATTCTATAGTTAAATGGAGGTTAGGAACAGGCAATAAAGGGGTATCCCCAGATACTCCAGGGTTTATAATTCAAAATGAGATATTAGTAGGAACTATTGATAAGACAACAATACATAATGACAGGGTAGAATTTGAATTTAAGATAGATTCAGGTACTTCTTATACTGGGATATCTGAATTAGCTTTATATTTATCAGATGATACTATGGAAGTAGCTTCAACTTTTCCAGATATAGACTTGGCAGCCGCTGTTGGCTTAAGAGTGGTTGTAACAATTTATAGATAATAGGGAGATTTATTATGGCGACTGTTAATCATGATACGTTAGAAACAATTAATATGCATGTTCCTGGATATGTCCAACCCACCAACCCAGGGGCAGTAGGGGCTGGGATATTATGGATGGATACATCTGGAGGAGCTTCTAATTGGGTTGCTAAATTAAGAAATGTAACTAATGAAGATTGGGAAGTTTTTGGTGTTAGTGGTTTATCCGGATACTCAGGTATTTCTGGTTATTCTGGGCTTAGTGGTTTTTCAGGGTATAGTAGTATAAGTGGTTATTCTGGTTATAGTGGTATAAGTGGCTATTCTAGTATTTCAGGTTACAGTGGTTATTCAAGTATTTCAGGTTATAGTGGTTTTTCTGGGGTTGGGGGTAGTCACAATCAAACTTTTACAGACGGGGATTTATCTGCAGGGGTATTAACAGTAACTCATAGTCTTAGTAATAAAATAAACATTGTCCAAGTATTTGATGATAGTGACAGTTTAGTCATCCCGGATGGAGTAGTAATGTCTTCAACTTCTCAATGCACTATAGATTTATCTAGTTATGGTACTCTTTCAGGAACTTGGGCTGTTATGGTTGTTAATTAATTTTAGTAAAAATTATAAAATATAAATAAGGAGAATTAAATATGCCAGCTAATATAGGTACTCAAACATTGTATGTTAAGTTTTTTGACCCAGTGGATAGTGTTGTAGCAAATGGTATAGCAAAGAATGTAAGAAAAACAGGTATTTATAGTGGGGGGTATTTAACATATGTTGATGATGTAAGTATTACTTTATCTGCTTTAGAATGTGAAATAGGGGATGGGACATATCAGATTAGGGCTTTGACTGCTACTAGTGTCCCTCTTACCGTAAGTACTACTCTTAAATATATAGTTTTAAGGTGGACTTATACAGGAAGTGCCTCTAGTGATTATTTAGATTTTCAGGCAGTAACTTTGGTAAATATTTTAGATAATGATCTTATAGTAGGGGTATGTGTTTTTTCAGGGACTACTTTAACAGGATTTGATTATACTTTAAGAAGTACTCCTGATGTTTCTGATTTGTTTTTGAAAGTAGAACCTACTGTTGCAGCTTCAATGTACACTAGAATTAGGGCAGGTAGAGTGTCTTATGGTTCAGTTAATTATGATATAATTGATCAATTAAGCCCATTATTTGTTGCCCCAAGCTCTAATTCTTGGGTAGTATTAGTTCAAGTAGGGACAACAGGAGCAGTTGCATTATCTTATGGAGCTGCTGCGGTTTCTCCTACTGCTCCTGATTATGGGGGGTTAGTGACATTAGCAGAAGTAACTATAGCAGCTGGGGCTACTACTATTTCTGCTTCAAATATTAAAGATGTTCGTAGTTTTATAGCTAGTGGAAACAGTTTAGTAGGTAATGTAGTTTTATTAACAGGGGATCAAACTGTAGCTGGAGTTAAAACATTTACTTCTTTTCCAGTAACTCCTTCATCTGCTCCTACAACGAATTATCAAGTAGCAAATAAAGCTTATGTTGATGGAGTAAACCCAGGGTTAAATAGGGCAGTGGTATGGTATGTGGATGATGCTCTTTCTACTGGTACTTTAAAAAGTGCTAAAATAAGAGTACCTTTTAATGGGGTTATAAGTAGAATAGATGCTTATGTAGATACTGCTCCTACAGGGGCTTCTATAATATGTGATATAAATAAGAATGGGGTTAGTGTATGGGCTGTTACCCAAGCGAACAGAATAACAATCAATGTGGGCGCTGGTAGTGGGAGCCAAACAAGTTTTGATACTACTGAGGTTGTTTCAGGGGACTATTTTACTCTTGATATAGATCAGGTAGGTTCTTCTACAGCTGGCTCTGATTTGTCGTTAGCTTTGGTAATAAGAGAAACTGCATAGGAGTATATATGTTAAATAATACGGATCAAAATAATTATAAAGTTTTTAGAGGGGATGACTTTGCAGTTCAATTAGTTTTTACTGATACTGATAATGGTGCTATAGATATTGCTAATTGGACTATATCCCTTACGTTTAAAGAAGATAAAGATGATACGGATGAACAGTCAATTCTGCATAAAGATTTTAGTGATTTTCCAAACCCTAAATTAGGGATAGCTTTAGTTACTGTTTCTCATACAGATACTATTAATTTATCTGGAACTTATTTTTATGACTTTCAGTTGGAGAAAGCGGATGGTACTATCCAAACTATTACATCTGGGGGTGTAACCTTTGAAAGAGATATAACTAGAAGAACAACATAAATAGAAAGGAACAAAAATAATGCCCCAAAAAACAAGCATTATTATACCAACGTATGAACATCTTTTAGATTTTTTAATACCTTGTATTGATAGTATTTGTAAATATACTGATTTAAATAATGTAGAAGTTATAGTAAGTGCTAATGGCTGTTCTAAAGCTACTAAAGATTATGTTGAAAAGTTAGGAGAACCTTTTAAATTAGTTTGGAATGAAGCTGCTATTGGTTATTCTAAAGCTTGTAATGCTGGTATTAAAGCAGCAACAGGTGATTATATAGTTCTTTTAAATAACGATATACTTTTATTGGAACACCCTAAAAATAGGTGGCTTGATTATTTATTAGAACCTTTTAAAGATAAAAAAGTAGGGATAACAGGCCCAATATTAGGCCCAAGTGCCCCTGCAGGTAGAGATTTTATAATATTTTTTTGTGCCTGTATTAAAAAAGAAGTAATAGAAAAAATAGGCTTGTTAGATGAAATTTTTGGGATAGGGGGTGGGGAAGACACAGATTTTTGTATTAGAGCAGAAAATATAGGGTATAAATTAGTGCAAGTACCCTCTGTAGCTACTACTTTTGGAGGGGGTTTAGTAGTAGGAGGTTTTCCAATATATCATAAAGGAGAAGGAACAGTACATGACCCTAAATGTGTAGAAAATTGGCAAGGAACTTTTGATAAGAATTCTAAAATATTAGCTGAAAGATATAATCGTCATTGGATGTTATGCAATAATTATGAAAGAGCAGTAATAGGTAAAAATGACGCAGTACCTCCTAGAGAAAATGCTCGTTATAAATGGGCTAGGAAAAATATAGTAGGAAATAAAATATTAGAAATAGGGTGTTCTTCAGGGTATGGCCTCAAATATTTTGGAGATATAGAAAAATTAGATTATTTAGGAATAGATAAAGACGAAGGTATAATAAAATATGCTAAAGAGAATTTTGGAAATAAGTTTAAAGTAGCAGATATTAGTAATTTTACCTTTGAACATTATGATACTATTATAGCTTTTGAAGTTTTAGAACATTTAGAAAATGGTAAAGAGTTAGCTCAAAAATTAAAACAACATTGTGAATGTTTATTAGTAACAGCCCCTTATAAAGAAGTTCCTGGAATGTGGGGGTATCATCATAAATTACACCAATTAGAAGGGAAAGATTTTCCAAATTTTGAAACAAAATATATATTAGAAAATGGTAAAATAACAGATATTCCAGATAAGTTTAATGGTTTAAATTTAATGTTAATGAAATGGTATGAAGGAATGTCTGAAGTAAAGGTTAAGGAAATAAAGGAAAAATTAAAAGAAGGAGTAACAGCTATAGTATCTACTAAAGATAGGTATTATACATCATTACCAAATTGTTTAATTTCAATTGCTTTACAAACAGTTAAGCCTAAAAAATTAATTGTTTATGATGATGGGGAGCAGAAAGATTTAAGAATTGACCCGTTATATAAAAATATTTTTTTATTATTATCTAATAATGGGATAAAATGGGAAATTAAATTTGGGGCTAGACAGGGGCAAGTAAGGAACCACCAACGTTCTATAATGGATTCAAATACAGAATGGATTTGGCGGATAGACGACGATAATGTGTTAGAAGCAGATGTATTAGAAAAATTAATGAAAAATATAAAACCAAATGTAGGGGCTATAGGGGGTTTAGTAGTAGATCCAAAAATACCTATTTCTTCTCATAAGTTAGCTTCAAACAAAATTGAAGATATTTATTTAGGTTTAAACATACAATGGTTTAAAGAAGATAGGGGGGTAATAGAAGTAGATCATTTATATAGTACTTTTATATATAGAAAAGAAGCAGCTGAACATGGTTATTGTTTAGATTTATCTAAGGTAGGTCATAGAGAAGAGACGGTATTTAGTCATGAAATGAAACGAGCAGGGTGGAAATTATTAGTAGATACTTCAGCAGTTACTTGGCATTTAAGAAATGATATTGGGGGTATTAGAAGTGATTCTCATCAAGATATGTGGGCCCATGATGAGCAAATATTTGCTAAAAAATTAGAGAAATGGGGGGTAATTCCTAATAAATATAAATTTATAGTTTTGGACTGTGGCTTAGGCGATTCTTTGATGTTCAAATCAATTTTGCCTGAAATTAAAGAAAAATATAAAGATCATAAGATAGTAATAAGTAATTGTTATCCAGAATGTTTTAGTAATGAAGATATTATTTCAATAAGTATTGCTGAAGCTCAAATGATTTTAGGAGATTTATCAAATTATAATGTGTACAAGTGGGCTTGGGATAGAAATTGGAAAACTTCTTTAATAGATGCTTATAGGGGATTATACGATGTCTAAAATTATGATATCTCCTTTTAGTAGAGTGTTAAGAAATGGTAAGAAAAATCCAAAAGATTATTGTTATTGGGAAGATTTGTTAAAAAATTTAAAAATAGATGGTCATTATTTAATACAAATAGGTACTCAAGGAGAAGTTAAATTTAAAGGAATAGTAGATGAAATAAAATTTAATTTATCTTTAGATGATTTAGGGAAATTAGTAGATGAATGCGATATTTGGATAGGAGTAGATAATTTTTTCCCACATTTTTGTAATTTAAGAAAGAAATTTGGTATAGTTTTATTCGGTCAATCAGATCCTGAAATATTTGGTTATAAAGAAAATATTAATATTCTTAAAGACAAAAAATATTTAAGAGAAAAACAATTTGATATTTGGGAATGTACTGAACTTAATGATGAGGCATTTGTAAGGCCTTCAAAAGTTATAGAAGAGCTGAGTAGGAGAATATAATAGGTGGAAACCATTTATGTTACTATAGGGCAAGCTAGCCCAATTCAAGTTAAATTAACCCCTGGGTATATAGGGCAATCGGGTTATTCTGGAGCAATTGGTTCCTCTGGTTATTCTGGTATTAGTGGGGACAATCCTGGGTCTTCAGGATACAGTGGTCTCAGTGGATATTCGGGTTACAGTAGTTTTTCAGGTTATTCTGGAATATCAGGTTATTCAAGTGTATCGGGTTATTCTGGAATTTCGGGGTATTCTGGAAGTGGTATATCAGGGTATTCTGGGAGAATAGGCTCTACTGGAGCAACTGGGCCCCAAGGTATTTCAGGTTATTCGGGCTATAGTAGTTTTTCAGGATATTCGGGTATTTCTGGGTATAGTGGTAGGGTAGGATCTGACGGTTTGAGAGGTATTAGTGGTTATTCTGGTTTTAGTGGTTTTTCTGGGAGTGGGGTAAGTGGTTATTCTAGTTTTTCTGGAATTAGTGGTTATTCTGGGTCAGGTACTTCAGGGTATTCTGGTAGTGGGGTAAGCGGTTATTCTGGTATAAGTGGCTTTTCTGGGAGTGGGGTAAGTGGCTATTCAGGCTATAGTGGTATAAATGGTTCTTCTGGAATGAGTGGGTATAGTGGTATAAGTGGTTATTCTGGCAGTGGCATAAGTGGTTATTCTGGTAGTGGTGTTTCTGGCTACTCTGGGTATAGTGGAGTTAGTGGGTATTCAAGTATAGGTACTTCTGGTTATAGTGGTATAAGTGGTTATTCTAGTATTTCAGGTTATTCAGGAATAAGCGGTTTTTCTGGTATAAGTGGTTATAGTGGTGTAAGTGGTTTTTCAGGGGTATCAGGGTATTCAGGAAGTGGGTTGTCTGGTTTTAGTGGAGAAAGAGGTACTAGTGGAATTTCAGGCATTTCTGGTTATTCAGGTTGGTCTGGGTATTCGGGTTACTCTGGAATATCAGGTTATAGTGGTATAAGTGGGTATAGTGGGCATAGTGGTATAAGTGGGTATAGCGGGTATAGTGGGAGGAGTGGTTACTCGGGTTTAGGTACCAGTGGTTATTCTGGTTTTAGTGGGGATAATCCTGGAACTTCAGGTTATTCAGGGATAAGTGGCTATTCAGGGGGTTCTGGTATAAGCGGTTTTTCAGGGGATAATCCTGGTACTTCAGGGTATAGTGGTATAAGTGGTTATTCTGGTTTAGGTGTTTCTGGCTATAGTGGGGCATCAGGGCTTTCAGGAAAAAGTGGTTATTCAGGGGCTATAGGGGCTAGAGGGTATTCTGGTACTAGCGGTTATTCTGGTTTTAGTGGAGTAAGTGGTTATTCTGGAGTAGTTGGGAGCACAGGGGCCCAAGGTACTTCAGGTATATCAGGTTATTCTGGTTCAGGAATATCAGGCTATTCAGGTAGTGGTGTTTCTGGGTACTCAGGTTTAGGTTTAAGTGGTTATTCTGGGCTTAACGGGGAAGCAGCTTATTCAGGATATAGTGGCTATTCAAGTATTAGTGGGTACTCAGGTATTAGTGGTTATTCTGGGTTTTCAGGGGTAAGTGGTTATTCAGGTTTGGACGGTATAGCCCAATCAGGAATTTCAGGTTATTCAGGATTCAGTGGTTTTTCAGGAATAAGTGGGTTTTCAGGGCATAGTGGTATTAGTGGTTATAGTGGTATAAGTGGTTATTCAGGTTTTTCAGGAATATCCGGAGCTTCTGGAAGGAGTGGTTATTCTGGGGTAAGTGGCTATAGTAGCTTTTCAGGGTATTCAGGAATATCAGGGTATAGTGGTATAAGTGGTTATTCTGGAATAAGTGGGTACAGTGGCATTTCAGGTTATTCTAGTATTTCTGGATATTCGGGGAGTGGTATATCAGGGTATTCTGGTAGTGGTGTATCAGGCTATTCAGGTATTTCAGGGTATTCAGGAAGCGGTATAAGCGGGTTTTCAGGGTATTCTGGAAAAGAGGGAGCTGCTTCTGCTTCTGGGTATAGTGGAATTTCAGGTTATTCAGGAATATCAGGTTATTCAGGTATATCGGGTTATTCTGGCATATCTGGTTATTCAGGTTCGGGTATTTCAGGTTTTAGGGGGTATTCTGGTACCAGTGGTTATTCTGGTAGTGGTATTTCTGGTTATTCTGGGTTTAGTGGCCCAGGGGGGGCTCAAGGTACTTCGGGGATATCTGGCTATAGTGGTTATTCTGGGATATCTGGTTTTTCGGGGTATAGTGGTATAAGTGGGTATAGTAGTCTTTCTGGTTATAGTGGAATAAGTGGTTACTCTAGTTTCTCAGGAATAAGTGGTCATTCAGGTATTTCAGGATATTCTGGTTCTGGTATATCTGGTTATTCTGGGAGTGGCATTTCTGGTTACTCAGGCCATAGTGGTTTTAGCGGTATAAGTGGTTATTCGGGTTCTGGTATTTCAGGGTATTCAGGTTCCGGAATATCGGGATTTAGTGGTATCAGCGGTTATTCAGGTATTTCTGGTTATAGTGGCCAAGCAGGAGCTGGAAGTTTAGGGACATACACTAGTGGTTTTTCTCATGCTGGGGTATATCAAGCTGTTACAGATGGCTTTGTTGTGGCTTGGTCTGGGGGAGGCGCTCTTGGATATGCTGATAATAGTAACCCCCCTACAACTTTAATAGTTCGAGGGGATACGGCCAGTGATTATGCAGCTATAACTTTCCCAGTAAAAAAGGATGATTATTGGAAAGTAATTGGTACTTCTAATATTAAATGGATATCAGGTATAGCAGGTTTTTCTGGGTATAGTGGGTTTAGTGGAGACAATCCAGGTAGTTCAGGTTATTCTGGAATTTCTGGATTTAGTGGTTATTCTGGGATAAGTGGTTATTCAGGATTAAGTGGTTATTCAGGAAGTGGAGTAAGTGGTTACTCTGGTTCTGGAATATCAGGGTATAGTGGTTATTCAGGTACAAGTGGACATTCAGGTATCTCAGGCTATTCGGGGATGGGTATTAGTGGGTATTCAGGTATTTCAGGCTATAGTGGTCTTTCTGGATTTTCCGGGGATTTAGGGTTAAGTGGGTTTAGTGGTCTTAGTGGTTATTCGGGGAGTGGAGTAAGTGGGTATTCTGGAAGTGGAGTTAGTGGGTATTCAGGATTTAGTGGCTATAGTGGAGTCCAAGGAGCTACTGGAGCAAGAGGAATTTCTGGGGACTCTGGATATTCAGGGTACAGTGGTATTAGTGGTTATTCTGGCAGTGGGGTGAGTGGTTATTCTGGAGGAGGAGCTAGCTATACTCAAACTTTTATAAACGGAGATTTATCTGCAGGGATATTGACAGTAACTCACAGTCTTAGTAGTAAAATAAATGTTATTCAAATATTTGACAATAATGATACTTTAATTACCCCTGACGAAATAGTAATGGTTTCGACTTCTCAATGTACTATAGATCTATCTAGTTATGGGGCTCTTTCGGGAACTTGGACTGTTATAGTTTCTAATGGTGCGGGGACGAGCGGATATTCAGGGTATAGCGGTATTAGTGGTTATTCGGGGGCAGGGGGGGTTGGTACTATTACTGCAGTTATAGAAGGTGGAGATTCCGTAATAACTACAGGTAAGAAATTAGTAATTGAAGTTCCTTTTGCATGTATTTTAAATCAATATACAATGGTTGCAGATGTTGCAGGGGCTATAGTAATAGATGTTAATAGGTCAACTTATAGTGGATTTCCAACTACTTCTTCTATAGCGGGTTCAGGAAAAGAACCTACTATAGCTGCTACAAATCAGAAATCACAAGAAACGATAACAGATTGGGTTTCTGATACTATAGTCGCAGGGGATATATTAGAATTTGAAGTAGATAGTTGTGCAACAATTACTAAATGTACCCTTTCTTTAAAATGTACAAGGACTTCATAATTAGAGGTTTTATATTGTAATAGGTTTTAGTTTTTAGGAGAGATAAAATAAATGAATTCCATAAAAGTAATAGTTCCTTCAATTCCCCCAATGTATGTGAGTTTAACACCGGGGTACGTGGGGCAATCTGGTTATTCGGGGTATTCGGGTTTTTCAGGTTATTCTGGTTCGGGTTATTCCGGTTTTTCTGGTTACTCTAGTTTTTCGGGTTATTCGGGGATAAGTGGTTATTCAGGAATAGATGGTACTGCACGATCAGGATTATCTGGTTTTTCTGGATACTCTGGTATATCTGGTTATTCTGGGTATAGTGGGGTTTCAGGTTATTCTGGTTTGGGAACTTCTGGGTATTCAGGGGGTAGTGGGATTTCAGGTATTAGTGGGTATTCGGGGCAAGCTGCGATAATAGATTTTTTATGGAAAGACCCTGTAATTGATAGATTGAGTGTTCCTCCGGTAACTCCTAATATAGGAGATAGGTATATAGTATTGCCTGGGGCTAGTGGAGTTTGGGATGGCCACGGCAATGACATAGCTATATATAATGGAAGTATATGGATATTTAATACTCCTTTGGAAGGGTGGGCTTTATTAGTGTATTCTGAAGTATTTATATACACTTTTAATGGAGTTAGTTGGGTCCCTGTGGGGAACCCAGCTTCTGGGTATTCTGGTTTTTCTGGTTCTGGAGTTTCTGGGTATTCAGGATATAGTGGGTACTCAGGATTTAGTGGGTATAGTGGTATCGGTACGAGTGGTTATTCAGGTATTTCAGGGTATTCTAGTGTTTCAGGGTATTCAGGAATTTCAGGGTATTCAAGTGTAAGTGGGTATTCAGGGTATTCAGGGTCAGGCATTTCAGGGTATTCTGGGTTTAGTGGGTATAGTGGCCCAGGCATACCTATATTATCTACTTATACCACTATAAATTATTCTTTAATCACAACAGTTACTACTTGGCCAAATATGCCTTCAGCGGTAACTGAAATATTTGGAAGTAGTGTTAGGAGAACTAAATTAAATTTAAGTTCTTCTACTCGATATAGGATAGTTGTTTATCAGTATGCTGTAGGAGCTACTACTGCAGGGTTAAACCTTCAATATTCTACAGATAATATTACTTATATGGCAGCAGATATTGCAGAGGCAGGTAGGTTGTCTATAGGAACAGGGACTGGAGTAAAAATAGGCCCTTGGGCGGATTTAGCTACTGGGTCTCAAGGAGATGTTTGGTTAAGATTAGTAGGGGATGGGGGAGATACATTAGCTGATCCTTCTTTTTATAATATATATATCCAATTTAATGTTCCTATAGGAACATCTGG